GCGGCTTCCCGTTCGGCCTGCCGGGCGCGGCGCTCTTCTTCCCGCCGACGCTGTTCCTCCAGCGCCTTGTGCCGGTCACCCACAGTCTTGATGGCGTTGGGCAAATCCAAATTGCTGCGGTACTCCACCATGATCTCGGCGGCGTTGTCCATGCCCTCAATTGCGGCCACGTCGGCCACAATGCCGTCCACGAATGCCTTTGCCTGCTTTTTCAAAGAGGTCAGGCTGTCGCTCATGTTGACTTTCGGGCGGTAGGTCAGATTATCCAGCCAATCAATGTCGGCGG